CCAACGACATTGAAATGCAGTATAAGGATGCTCGGTGGTTTAACCAAGAGTTCCTGTTAGCTACCCCACAGAAGGGTATTCCAGCCTTCTACAACTTCAACGGTGTCAGTGCTGATGGTGATACACAGGTAGACATTTACCCTATTCCTGATGCAGCTTATGCCCTTCGTTTCAACGTCACCCTGCGTAATGCGGAGTTGAGTGCTGATACGGATAAGCTTGTAATCCCCTACCGCCCTGTTATGCTCCTAGCGACAGCGATGGCTATTGAGGAACGTGGTGAAGATGGTGGTCAACAGAGTATTAACGCCTACTCCGCTGCTCAGTCGGCATTGGCTGATGAGATTGCCTTAGACGCTGCTCGTCATCAAGAAGATACTATTTGGTATAGCGTATGAAACAGTTACAACCTATCTCGATTGTCTCACCCGGCTTCTTCGGGTTGAACACACAAGAGAGTAGTGTTACCCTGTCATCCAACTTTGCTCTCACAGCCGACAACTGCATCATTGACCAATACGGTCGTATGGGCGCTCGTAAGGGCTGGACAATGCAAACTGTCAACGGCTCCGCTGAGTTATCAGGACAAGTTGTAGAGGGTATCTTTGAGCATGTTAATGCGGATAACACTACTGACATTCTAATTGCTGGTAACAACAAGGTTTTGTTGCAAGAGAGTGATAATACTCTAACAGATATTACGCCTTCGCTGTACACCATCAGTGATGACAACTGGAAGGCAGCTAACATCTATGACCACACGTTGTTAGTTCAGCAGGGTCAGGAGCCTCTAATATTTACACGGGAGAGTGGTTCCCCTGTGTTACACCCTGAAAGCTCTCATACGGCTCATGGTGGCCCTTACACCCCTAGCTTTGGGTCTAGCTACCCTCGTGACGCAATAGCGGCTTACGGACGGTTCTGGGTGCATGACGGGGCTACGGTGTATTGGAGTACTGACATTGCTGATACCGCATTTCCTGCCTTCAGTGGTGGTACTAGCGGTATGTTAAACATCTCAGCGGTGTTGCCAAAGAACGTAGATACAATTACAGCATTAGCCTCACATAATGATTTCTTAATTATCTTCTGTGAGCGAAACATCATCATCTATCAAGGTGCTGCTAACCCACTTGGTGATTTTAAACTGAGTGACATTATTACTGGTGTTGGGTGTGTTGCTCGTGATAGTGTACAGAGTACTGGTGGTGATTTAATTTTCTTATCAGACACAGGTGTTCGCAGTCTAGGTCGGTTGTTGCAGGAGAAATCCTTGCCCATGCGTGACCTAACAAAGAATGTCCGTGATGACTTCCTGTCGGTTGTTAACACAGAAATTTCTATTAACGGTAGTCTGAACAAAGTAAAGAGCATTTACTCTGAGAACAATGCATTTTACTTAATCTCGTTTCCGTCTCAGTCTATTGTTTATTGTTTAGACATGCGTAGTGCGCTAGAAGATGGTTCTTCTCGTGTTACCTCATGGAATAAACATAAGATTACAGCACTGCTCAGGACAAGAGATAGGGTTGTGTTAATTGGCAAAGCTAATGGAATTGGTGTTTATGGTGGGTACACAGATAATGGTGAATCCTTCCGTATGAAATTCTTCTCCAGCTATATTGACATGGGGCAGAGCACAACTAAGAAGTTACTAAAGCGAGTTAATGTAACCGTCATAGGTGGTAGTGGTCAGATATTCGTTATCAAAGCTGGCTACGATTACTTTGGTGCTTCATTCTCTTACCCATTTGAGATAAATGCAGGACAAACTTTTGAATACGGTGTTGCTGAATACGGTATTGCTGAGTATGTTGCTGGTGTGTTAATCGACAAGGTTAGTACCCCAGCGCAGGGTAGTGGTGAGGTTGTACAGATTGGTTTTGAGGCTAATGTAAACGGTCAAGAATTAAGTGTACAGAAGTTAGATATTTTTGTTAAAACTGGAAGGATTAACTGATGAGTAACTATTCAAAACTCACAGACTTCGCTGCTAAAGATACTTTGCCAAGCGGTAATGCAGGTAAAATTGTAAAGGGTAGTGAGATTGACGATGAGTTTAACTCTATTGAGCTAAACATGGCTACTAAAGCAAATATTGCATCCCCTACATTTACAGGTACGGTAACTATTCCTACTCTTGATGGCGCTGCTATCAACGGTGGCTCTTTCTAAGGAAATAACATGGCAGGACTTTTAGATGCAATTACAGACAACCCTTTACAGGCGTTGACAGCAGCAGCTAACTTGTGGGGTGGTTATCAATCATCTAACCAATTGCAGGATGCGGCTTCGGCGGCTTCGGCGGCTAACCTAGAATCAGCGAAGATTGCCGCTGACGCTGCGGCTTTCAAACCTTATGCCATCTCCACTGGCTTTGGCTCTAGCTATTTTGACCCTAGCAAGAATCAGGCTGGTTATGAGCTTGACCCTCTGTTAGCTGCCTTCCGTAACAAGATGTATGGCACTGGCGCTGAGTTTCTTGGGCAAGTACAGACAGACCCACAGGCGGCGGCGCAACAATATTATAACCAACAACAGGCACTGATGGCTGGTAGTCGTGGTGCAGAAGACATTGCCCTACGTCAACAACAGCTTCAGTCAGGTCGTATTGGTCTAGGCTTATCAGGCGCATCTCAAGGTGCTGGCGCTGGTACAGGGTATGTTAACCCACAGCAATACCAACAGCAACTGGCTCGTTCAATGGCTGACCAGCAACTAGCTGCTCAGTCGCAACAGATGGCACAGGCTGACATTGACCGTGCTATCTCTCGCGGTACTGGTATGCTTCAGACTGGTTTGGGTATTGAAGAGTATGGCTTGCGTCCATTGACCATCGGTGCTGACATTGGCTCTAAACAAGCGGTGTCAGGTGGTAACCAAGCCCAAGCGTTGTTAGCTGGTGGTCAATCTGCCGCTAACGCCAACCTAGCAGGTTCTATCGCTGGTGCTCAGGCGTTACAGGGTGGTATCAAGGGCTTCACAGGTTTGTTCAGTTAAGGGGAAATTATGGCTACAGATTCAGTATTAGGGTTGTTCGGGATGCAAAGCCCTCAGCAACTACAACAGGATTACCTGTCGGGGTTGATGGTGTCCCCTGCCCAAATGGGTCAACAAGGGCTTTTGCAACAGCTTATCTCGACAGGCGCTAACGCTGGAGCCATGATGGGCTACGGTGGTGGTCGTTTGTTAGGTGGTAAGGTGGCTGGTGAGGTTGAGTCGGCAGTGGTTAATGATGCCCTCCAGCAGATTAACAAGATGGATATTAAAGACCCCGCAGAGAAGATGGTAAAACTGTCGGAGTTGTTAGGTCAAAACCCCGCCACGGCTAAACAAGCGATGATTGCCCAACAAGAGGCTGTTAAGCTGAAGAAGCAGGGGTATGAGATGCAGGGCTTTGAGAACGCTGTCAAAGCTAAGGAAGCTGTTGCTTCTGTTTTGGCTAAGAATCCTAACGCTACCTCTGAAGAGTTGTACTCAGCGGCTGCTCCGTTTAGCTCAGACCCAGAAGCAATTATCAAAGCTGTCGCAAGTAAGGAAGCCCGTGCGGAGACGCTGGCGGCTAAAGCGGCTGAGAAAGCACAAGCATCGGCTGACAGACTTGAGCAAATTAAAGAGCAAAACGCTACACGTCTTGAAGTGGCTCGTATGCAAGGCGCTACTCAAACACAAATAGCTCAAATGCAAGCTGAGGCTCGTCAACAAACATCTGAAATGATGGGTCAAATTCGACTGGACATCGCACGAGAAAGCAACGCTACTAAACGAGAGATTGAGGCGAATAAGCGAAACACAGGCGTGTTAGCCCCTAGCTTGCAAAAAGAAGAAGGCTCAGATTTGGAGTTGATTGACACCTACGAGGCTATGTCTGCTGTTTTGGACACGCCAGTTAAGTCACTAACACCAGACGAAAAGACAGGTGTTGTATCTTTAAGCTTAGACCCTATCTCACGAGCTAATTATGCTGCTCGTAACTATGCTGGTAAATCTAGCCCTGAGAGTCGTGCTTATGCTGATTTGCAAGCGTCAGTGGCTCAGGCTGTTAACATCAAGACGGATGCCGCTAAGGGTGTTCAAACCGATAAAGACGTGTTACGTTTCGCTAATGCCTTGATTGAAGCGTCAGCTAGAAATGACGTTAAAGGAACCCGTGATGCTTTGTTGAAGTTTCAAGACGCAGCAAAGACAGCGGCAGAGAAGGCTAAGGTTCGTGTTAACAGTCGCCGTCAAGCGCAAAACGTTGGTGTATACTTTACCAATGTAGCGACACCAGAAGGCACAGCACCTAGTGGTGGAGCGCCTAAGAAAGCTACTAAACGGTTTAATCCAGAAACAGGTAAACTAGAAGTCATAGGAGGCTAAATGCCACAATATATCGAGTTTCAAGGGGAGCTTGTTGAGTTTCCTGATAACATGTCGGACGCAGACATTACCAACGCCTTATCAGGTGTTTCTACGGCTCCGTCTGCTCCAGACCAATCACAAGCTGAAACAACACGACTAGCTAGTAAACCTCAACCAGAAGCGCCTGCCAACGTTCAATTTTCCCCTGAGAATGTGTTAGCTCGCTTGTATGGCACTAACGCCCCTACGACAGAAACAACATCAACATTTCAAGAAGCTGTTGTTAAGCCGGGTCTTGGTTTAGCTAAAGGCTTGGTAACTGATTTGCCTGTAGGCGCTGTTCAGTTAGCCACCAATGTGTTAGGTAGTGACGCTTCGGTTGAAAAGATTAACGCATGGGTAGACGCTTACAACAAATTTGGTGATGCATCAGAAGCCACTCG